ATGAAAGAAGATCTCCTAGAAAAGTGGCAGCAGGATGCAGCAATCCGCGGAATGTCGCCTGAGACGATCCTAAAATATGGCTGGGATATCAAAAGATTCCTAGAATTCGCCGAAGGGATGGACCGCAATCCTCTGGTGGCTGATCGGGCAATGATCCGGGACTGGGTAGATGAACTCAGGAAGAGAGGAAACCGAACGCAAACAATTCAGCATTGCTTGGCGGCAATTTCAAGTTTCTATGAGTATTATATCTATGAAGGAATAATGGAAAATAATCCAGTGACACCAGTAAGAAAACGCTATCTTGTGTGCTATAAAACAGATAGTGAGAAGCAGAGCCGACAGAGCATATCTGTCGAGAAGGCGGCGGATCTGGTCGGCTCGATCATGGACCCACGCGACCAGGCCATAATGATGCTGTTTCTGAAGACCGGCGTCCGGCGAAAAGAACTCCTGGCCATAGATGTCGACGATATCAACTGGAAAAATAATAGCATCAGGCTGAAACCGGCGAAAAAGAGATCAAATCTGACTGTATTTTTCGATGATGAAACTGCTCTTCTGCTTCGGCGCTGGCTGGCAGTCCGGGAGGCTCGAAACAGAAATGGCACACGGGCCCTATTCATCTCGACCTGGGGGAAAAGGATCGAATCCGGCGCAATCAATTACATGATCAGGAAAGCCGCGGTCCGTGCCGGTCTGCATGACTCGACATCCCAGCGGCTGGAGGATCATTTCTCCGCTCATTGCTGCAGGCACTGGTTCACCACGCAGCTTTACAGTTCCGGGATGAGTCGTGAGCATATCATGTGGCTACGAGGAGATGCGCCATTGAGTGCGTTCGACGGTTACAATCATCTCCAGCCCGAAGATGTGCGCAGGAGCTATCTGGCACATATACCGCAGTTGGGTGTATAATTTTTTTCATTTTGGTGCCGCACTGCACATGCTATTGTTTTCAGCCCTCTGTTAGAGATGGTGGCATGAAAAACCATTATCCAAAGAACGCGCAAAATATGAAAAAGGTAATGGCGATTTTAAGTGATATCTTACTGGCGAACACATCTGCATACGATCTATATGTCTATTGCGGTATTTTTAAAGAAGAAAAAAACCACAAATTGGAAGTATTAAACAGGGATCGCCCCAGGCCCGGCGAGGTGATGGGACTGCCCCTCACTAATATATTGGTGGATTGGGCATTCTGCAAATATATTATAAAAACGAGCTTTTCACTGATAGAAAATTACTTCCGCATCACCTTATTCACATGCTTCCTCCATTCCTCGACGCTCAGCTCCAGACACACCTCGCATCCTGCATTTTTCGCCCGGCATACTTCATAGGCCGGGCACTCCGGAATAGTCGGCTCTGGCATATTAGCCCTCCAGCACCGTGATATTCATTGTGCCAGCCTCTATCCGCCAATCTTCCTCCACATTGATTCGATCCCCGATCCTGTAGGCTGACTGCCCTCCACCGAGTGCAGTGAGCTGCACAATTTCATCTATCCCCGCCAGAGTTCTCCCCACATTCTCGTCTGCTGTTGCATCATAGTAGTTCTGGAAGAAGCGCAAAACATCGGAATACTGCAGGCTCTCACCGATCCTGAACGCTCCCAGGAAGGCTGTCAGCGAGGCTTTGATGTTCTCGACCAGGTCCGCCTCCGGTGTCTCGGTCAAATAGATCTGGGCATTAATATTAACCGTGATGAGTTCGGGCAAGTTGTAGAGATACTGGGGCTCACCCATGCCGAGAAGGATGTCATAGCCATTGCCTCCCGACGATGGAGTAACCTGCAGAATCTTCTTGGCCCTATCCGAAGGGCTCTGCAGCGCGGCCTGAATCATGGCCCCCCTATGCGTTGCGGGCGGAATGGTCGCAGACCCGGTCAGCACCTGGTTGGCCATATCACGGTAAGCGAAGGTGAAATAGTCGCCCAACTTCACGAAGTTGCGCGGTCTCACCCAAACCATGCCGCCATAAACGTCATCCTCCAGGATCACCACAGTCCCGGCGTCTACTGTCGCTCCTATCTCGCCCCTGGCAACAGCGCCGGCTGCTATGTTAGTCCGGAGGCAGTCCACGATATCCTTGGAGACCTCTGCAACCCCTTCCGAGTGGTCGACCAGGACGCCCATATCACCGGAACCATAGTTCCAGACCTTGACCTCCGCCACGGTTGAGATGTCATTCAGGGCGCGCTCGAGCATCGTGATGGTGGCTTTCCCCGGGGCCTGCACAGCGTCAAAATACCTCTCCCGCAGCTCATCATCCGTCTCGTCCACCGTCCCGCCCGAGAATGCCAGAGGATTCTCCACCGATACGATGCTCGTGATCCTGCTCACAGTATTCAGCAGCGTATAGGGTCCGATATTGCCCGAGATGCCGCGCACCAGAGCCCTTGATGTTATGGCCACCTGGCTATTTCCTGCCAGCACTCTTCCCGCTTCGGTGGTCTGGAAGTAGAGCTTGGTGCCGTCTTCAAGAATTGCATAGGTCTTCGTGCCCGCAGGAATCGTGATTATGCTCGTGGCCGGATAAGCTGTCTTGAAGACCGCCGTTCCGGTGGCATAATCTCCCAGCATGCGGCCTTCTATCAGCACGTGGGAAACGATGGCATCCAGCTTGCTGCCGGCAGCCTTCAGGACGTCGATATCCGCTATCCCGTCTTCGAGCTGCTGGTAGCCGTCCTTGAGTTCCGCAGCAACCGTGAGATTTGCCAGGTAATGCAGGGTCAGCTTATCCATGCTCTTCTGGCCGGGCAGCATGGCCGCCTGGGCGTCTTCGAGGCGCTTCACTAGGGCGGCAACAGTAGGAACGGTCAAAGAAATCACCTATTACCTATGTGAAAAACGAATCTACGAGGTTGATGTTCAGCAGGTCCTCGCGGCTGGCCTGCAGCAGGAACTTGCCGAGCTCCGAGGAAAGGATCGTGATATTCACGGCATCCGCGCCGCTCTGTGCAACTGAGATACTCTGCACGCCCAGCTCCGGGAGCTGATTTTTCAGGTCGTACTCGAGCTCCATCTGCAGCTCCAGCATGGATGATTCGGTCAGCTTTGCGAAGAGGTAGTTATGCAGGCAGCAGCCGAGCTCGGGCTCATTGATTATCTCTCCCTTCGTGATAGCCGCCCAGATGATGAGCTTCTGGACGAGCTGCAGTTTACCAGACACGCGTGCCCAATCCCGTCCGGGTCCCCAGACGAGGTCTGCAGCACCGTGGCAGCGCACCCGGCCCGAGTTCAAAGCCTGCTCGGCGTTCAGTCTCCAGTCTGTAGCGATGTGATCATCTCCTGCAAGCGTCTCTCCTGGTCCCACAGGCACAGCTCCTGGCGGTGCAGATTCCGTAGGATTTTTTGATCAGCTCCGGTATCAAAGCCGAGGGCGGATTTCTGTCCGATACGCTGCTGCAGAGATCCCTGGTCTCTGGAAATATTTATGAGGGCAGCCCGGACGTGCTGCAGCATGGCGCTGTGCATGGCAATTTGACCCTCTGGAGTCTGAGGCATTTCAAACTTCAAGCTTCCACCTTCGTGTCATGAATTAGCACAGGCCTACCAACCTGAAAGAACTGCTACCAGAAGCAACAATGACCGTTAGAATGTTTGACCATCCTGAACCAAGTCCCTCGGAATTTACAGCATAAATTCTCACGGAATAAGATCCAGGAGCTGCAAAAGCATGAGATGCGGAACCTGTTGCGCCTGATGCATACCATCCCGTAGAGGTATAGCCGGATCCATCTCCCCAATCGAACACGTAATAGACATTTCTCCCCGCAGGATCAGTTGCCGCCGTTGAATATGAGTTTGAAACTCCTGTGACAACCGATGAATTTCCACTAGGTGTTGATGGTGTATTTGGAGGATAAATTATTTCCTCCATCATCTCTATTTCGAGTACAATAGTTCTTATTGAGTCATAATAGCTTCCGCTAAAATTGATTTGATATCTGTTGTATGCGGTATTATTTGCGAATATATATTCGTACCAGATGTTAGCGTTGTTCCCCTGCGTGCCGCTGTAAATGAGCGTCCAATTTGTGCCATCGTTAGTTCCATATAAGGAGAAACCAGCTATTCCAGAGGCATTTCCGCCAACCCAAACACTGCGCATTCGGAGCTTTCGTACCATCTTGTACGTGCCTGCTGGCCAATAATACCCCCAACAGTTTGGATTATTTGGATACCCATACCAATAAGAGCCAGCTGCTTCGCTGTTATCGCACGCAAGACCAGCGTGATATCCTGAATAATGGCCTGAATCGTAAGCCGTCCCGCCTTCCAGCACATCTGCGGTATAAGCCATTTATGCAACCTCAACGGTCATACTCAGCAGAACATTTTTCAGGCTCGTAACACTCGTAACATTTAGCTCAAAGCAATCGCCTGCAGCGACTACGATGGATAATCCCGTGGTTACGTTTTTTGTGGATGATGAAATAGCAAAAGTTCCCATAGCCGACATTGAGCCGGGAGTATTGGCGAGAGTACCTTTGTTGACGGTGATTGATATTGAGCCCGACGTATTGTCTGTCGAAATTACCCGGACTGAAGTAATTGTCCCGGCTAGGGGTATATCTCCGCCCGCCTTATGGCCTGTTGTTATTGCCGAGCCTCCGCCATCCAACGAAAATTCAATATTATATGAGCGAGCTTTCGGAGCATATTGGGTATCAAAATGAGTTTTGAGCGCCGCTTTCAGGTTCGCCCATGTCAGCCCCTTCTGCACGAAGTTGGCCGCACTATCCCACAGGGTGAGCCGATCCCCATCGACGGGCGCATCCTTGGATGCGGCACCGTAGGCCAGCCCCTGCGCCAGGAAGCCGCTCGGCAGCCCCGAAATCCCCGCATTTGCTGTCACGGCATGCGCTGTAATCGGAGCATTTGCCAGGACATAGATGCCTCCGCCCGATATCGTCAGATGGGTGTTGCCTCCAACCACCGACACGCCCATAACAACGAAGAACTTTTGCGTGGTTTGGGTGATGCTGACCAGCTGGTTCGGCCAGTAGTATGCCGAGACATCCCCGGAGATCTGGATAGTGTTAGTATCGTAATATGCCCATGCTTCGGTCATCTCGAAACCCATCCATCAAAAATACCGGGATGTATCTGCACGCCGTTTTGCTTGATCACGGGCGCGTTCAGGTTGATTTCAACTGGCGACGTCACGGTCGCCACACCGCCCGAAAAGAACTCTATGCTGGCATCATCGACGAGATTCCATAACCAGCAATGGCCATCAACTCCTACAACGACTTCAGATCTTCCCGTTGCACCGGTGACATCGTTTGCCGATACCATCCTGGCAGATCCATCCTTGTAGATGCGCACAAGAGCTTTCTTCTCAAGATTTACCAGTTCGGCGGCAATGGGGCCACGGGAATCTGATATAGTGCTGTCTGGGCTGTAGACCTTCCAACGATGGCCCACGTTGTCTTCCTGAGATGCCTCGGGAGTGGCACTATGGCCCTCCAGGCAGCCGTCCGGGCTATGGCGGATGTGGCCCAACAGGGTCTCAAGGTTATTCTCAATCTTTGCACCCTGCACCGTCCAGTAGCCTTCGCCTTCGGTGTGGACTTCTGAGATGTATTCCGAAGACGGGCGGTCCCTGGATTCGAACATCCAGAAGGATCCGCAGTACGCCTTGAATTCCGCTCTCCAGGGATATGCTCTGCGGCTCTCCGTGTCCTCTGAATAGAACTTGAGGTACTGGTTCTTCAGACGCTGAATGCTATCTATGGTCTTGCACAGATTGCAATCCGGGCAGCACTCACCCAACTGGCAATAATCGAACAGCAGACACCAATCTCGTCCCGGTCCTATGTCGCCTGCCTTGTAGGCATCTTCGCCGTGAAACCATCGAAAGCAATAGGGTTTCTTGGGCTCCGGGTAAGGGTAATAGAGAAAATCGCCGGTTGGCTGGTGCCTCTTCATCCGCCTGAACTGCCCACCTTTCAGAGCGATATCATAGGGAGTGGGGCGGCATATGGGGAACTGCGCCCAGTTGGGAATTGTGAAGAGCACGATTCCTTTGCGCTCCTGGTAGAAGTAGACCATACCATGTCGCCCTCGTGCGGAGAGAAAAGCCATCCGAGGTGCTGGCCAATGCCTGCCAATGGCACTATGCATTTGGGGCGATAATAGTGCTTGCCGTCATCCGAGAAGGCCCTGCGATCTCTCTTTAGAACGTCCACAGTGTTGAACTTCTTATCATCCGGTTCCTTGTGCCAGTTGACCTGGTCCACCAGGCACATTTCAAACTTGAGATGTCTTCTTATGAGCCTCTTGGTTGAAGCCGTTAGCCTATTTTTTAGTCCAACCAAGAGTCACTCCTCCTCATCTGCATTCCATATGCTTCCTGATATGGATTCGTCTGTGATGGGGTCGTCCACCGTTAGCAATCCGGGCGAGACCGTAAGTTTGCATTCCAGACCGTCTATGCTGTAGCTCACATCTTTGCCAACGACAACACCGCGCACCTTGTTCGAGATTTGGATCTTATTTGCTGCGCGGTTGTTATCTTTTGCGAGTTCATCTTCGAAAGCCTGAAGCTCAGCCAGGCGGTCCGCTAGTGCAGCATTCATCTTGGAGATTTCGTCTTTCGAAATCGGTATGAAGGGTGTATAGGATACTATTGACATTAGAGGCGGCACAATGCCTTCGACAACTGGCGTCGTCTCGGCGTTTTTATGCATCCTATAAAGACGGAGCTTTTGATCCGCTCTTGCATTCACATCGTCCTGGGTTTTTATGTTGTATGCATACTCTGCCGGGGCCATGAGAACGCCAACCTCCTGGACCGATGCCTCATCAACTGCAATCGCAATGATCGGTGCAGGAGAGGGCATGACAATGCCTTCCGGATCATCCGGTTCATCACTCATGTTGCCAATGATCGGCACCACGTTGCAAAAACCTGTAATACTGGCCGTCTGGTCAGGATTTGTGATGTGCCCATCCAGATCGCATTCGCCTTCAGTCGAGGCCGGGCTCTTGAACTTCAAGATATTGGCCTCGGAGAAATAGTAGATCGCGCCCACGATCTGCGCAATATCATCTACGACACCTTGATAGGTCCAATCGGCGTCGTATGTTATTCTCTCGAGGGTCTTGTCCTCTAAAGATGGATCCCAATCGAGTTTTATGGGTTCATCTTCATGCCAAGAGAGAATCGTCTCAAGAACTTCCCTGGCTTTGATCGGCATGATGTTGTAGTCATGATCTTTCGGCAGGGCATCCGCCAGGTGGCCGAGATCGCACTCACCAGTAATTGTGACCTCTTCATGGTTCGCTGAAAGATTTATCATATGCCCGGTGGCCACCAGATACTCCGCCTGCTCATGTCCCCCTGCAAGCCTTCGCTCCTCTTCTGAGTTATAAACAAAATTGTATAGTATTATCTCGATGGGCGTGACTTGGGGAGAAAATCGATTGGTATATTTCTGGTGGGGGTTGGCAAGTACTATCGTGATTTTACCGGGATCTGAATCGGCATCTGCCACTTGCTGTTGCACCTGGATGCTTATGAGATCGTTAGAGACATCAATGCCGCCTACAGTGACTTTGTGGTCGATCATAGATTACGTCTCCGCTATCTGCACCAGTTCGGGGATGTTCCCGAGATTTCCCGTGATCTCGTCTCCGTCATTGGATTTCCCGTCATAGGCTTCTTGGAGCTTGATCGTCCAGGTGGCAACATTCAGGAGGTCTGAATCATCATCTGTCTTCTGGGGCGGCTCTTTGTCATTTTCCGAATGATTTATGGATCGGTCGACGATGTACATATTCAGAACGCCGTGGTTGCACATCACTCTATACGGACCGCCCATATCGCAAAGGAGCTTGAGCTGTGAGTAGCGAGTGGCTGTGATGCTGCGCACCACCAGGTCGCATTCATCGAGCGTTATGTCGGAGGTCCTTTCGGTGATGAATTTCTTGCCTTTGCCAGGGATCTGCTTAACGACAACCACATTGGCCTTATGCCATGTAGCATCTCTCGGGCCTGGGTCCGGACCTTCGGCATTCTCGCCAAGTGTGAGCCAGCCTATCTGAAACTTCATTCTATGCCCACCCCCACGCCGTAGCTCGTGGACTTCGTCTCGGCTATGACGTAGCCGAATCTTTCGCTATGCACGAGTGTGAAGGTTCTATCACCCTCCCGAGCGGTCCAAGCACCGCCAACCTCGGTCCAGTCCAGGGCCTCAGGGTGCTTATGGCGGCTGACAGAAAGGTTGAGATTATCCAGGATATCGGAAGGTAATTGCATAAATTATCTCCAATTGAAATACATAAATATAAATATCAGTGACTATCAAGACATTATTATATGATGTGCGCAAAGGAACAGAAGAAAGACGAGAACCAGGAGCCGTTCAGGTTCCGCTCCTGGCGGCCTCATCGGGAAGGCGAGCAGGCCACGCTCGAACGATTTGCGGCCAAGTTGTAGGTTTATGCCCGCATGAATTAGGTACGGCCCGGCCCGACTATCTTCTTGACTTCTTTCATCACATCATCAAATGTTTTTTTGTTAGCATCTATCACCAGGCGTTTGAAATCCACGTCACTCGAAATTTTCATGCCGGAAAAATCCTGCGTGGGCATATGAATGTGGATCGCCCCAGCTCCTGCTCCCATGGATGACGGCTGGCCGCTCATTACGGAATCCAGCAAACCAAGGGCACGAGAGATGGGGCCTGCGCCTCTTTGCGTGACTGCTTGAGGTATTATCTCTTCTGTAGTGTCCACAATACCTGCAAACAATCCTCCCCGGCTAAATCTGGCACCTGTGGCATACTTGGCCTTCCATCCAGCCTGCTGATCGGGATCCAGGTCGTCATACTGCTTCTTGGTTAAGGTTTGGGCGGGGTCCTGAATATTGACATAAGTTGCAGCGACTTGGTCGACGGTTGGCTGGGACTCACCCTCAGAGTTGCGGTTTGCGATTATGGAGATGGATTCAATGGGCCCGCTCAATGGGCCCGCTGCCAATGTCTTTACTGAGGTCGACAGCACAGCATCTATGATTGGTAATTGATTGGATGCAGCATCATAGGAGCTTGTCATGAGTGGATACCCCGCACCAAAAGCTACCGTGCCCGTACCCGTTGTGACTGCCGATTTTACACCCTCGACAGCGCCACCCAAATTATGATCATCAAGCCATGTTTGAAGATCGGTTATCGCTTTTGCAAGCTCCGGCATTCCTGGAATTTCCATCACAAGGCCCTTGATGGCATTTGCGATTTCCGTGCCTATGCCGCTGATGCCCTTCTTCACAGCCTCTGCTATCCCCTCAGCGAATCCCGGCTTGCTCTCGTAGGTTTCGGCTTTCTCTACGAACTTCTTTGCACGCCCTTCTCCGTAGAGATCAGCGAGCTCGCCTTGGGATAACTTCTGCGTTGGTCCATTGGGGATGTCAGTTCGCTTTGTCCAGAAGCTTTTGTCGTTGTAATCGTACCATAAAGTTCGTTCGCCTTTGGTTGCATTGTTGGCTCCGGAAATATCCTTCTCCAGCTTTTGCCGTGCCGTTTCTTTCTCGGCCCCGGGCATAGCCCTCTGGATCCAGCTCCAGAAGCTCTGGAAAAGGCTGTAAAGCCACTCAAAGACACCAAGCACCTTCTTCAGGATCTCATGAATGCGGGCAAAGAAGGGAAATGTTGTGACGATCCAGCGTATAATATTTTTGTCTTGATCAATTATCCAGCCCAAAAGCTCGCCCGGATCCTTGCCAGAGAGCATGCTGGCTGCACCGAGTCCTAAACCAATGGGGCCGAAGGCGGCTCCCAGTACGACCTTCGACAATCCTGTGGTCTTGAGCATCTTATACAGCGTGTCTACCCACTTGATACCTTCACGAATCCAATAGCCCATGTCCTTGAAAAAGCCGAGCAGGTCGTGGGCCATCTCAGTTTTTCCGAGCTGCTTGAAGGCCTTGCTGAAAATGTGCGTCTTCTGCTCAACCAGGTAAAGGGCTGCACCAAGAGCGATAAGGGGCACGGCAATTACAAGAAGTGGCGCGACAGCCGCCCATATTCCGGCGGCCATCGCCCAGAAACCACCGGATGCAGCAGTTGAAGATGCAGCGAGAGCTGTATTTGCAGCAGTTCCTCCGAAACCCGCCACAGCCATAACGCTTGTAGATGTGGATGCTGCCGCAGTAGCTACTGCTTGACCAAACATAGCGACCTTGAGGGCCGTCATGAGTGGTATCAGGGGTCCGAGCACCGTCAGAAGCAGGCTGGCTCCCCCAGCTGCTGCAGTCATCGCCACTATTATGGCAATCAGCCCCGGAGCTCCGGGGATGTTGTTGATGAGATCGAGCAGGTCATTGACTTTTCCAAGGACCATATTCATGGGCTCGATCATGGTTTTTCCGACATTCTTCGAGGTATCGGATAATTTATTGAGGAACGCCTGATAAGGATCTTCTGCCACAAGCTTCTCTACGTCGTATTCCGGTCCTGCTGCCAATTTTTGAGCAGAGCGAACGCGACTCGTGGCACCGGTGCCCCGGATGTTCAGATCATCGAGCATCTGCTTATCTCCTGGGCCCAGTCGCTTCTTGGTCAGGATATCCGACAGATCGTCTACGCTCCGGACACCATAGTTCTCCTGCAGGTACGTTCCCTTTTTATACCAAATCTTCTCCAGTGCAGTCGTCGCGTCCTCCATCCGACCACCACGCAAGGAGGTTCTGGTCAGGATATCATCTGCTATTCTAAGCCGATTGCCTGATGTGGTGAGGCCGCCTGTCTCATTGGCCTTATTTACGAACGCCTCCAGCGACTTCGTATCTACCTTCTTTCTGGACAGCTTTTCGTAGACTGCGTCCGAAAAGGATTTGCTGTCCATTGCTTTTAGCCAGGACATTCCGCCGATCGATCCACCCGCCAGCAGACCCGTGATGGCCCCGAACTTGTCCCGGAGCTTGTCGGCCACGCCGCCCACATTCTCGAGCTTGCTTTGCATCGATCCGAGAAAGCCGGTGGTTTTCTGGGCCTCGTTGCCTATCTTCTGGGTTGAACTGGCCGTCTTGTCGGCCACTCCCGCCGCCCTGCCGAGCGCATTATTCCAGCTGTTTGTTGTGCTTGTGGTGTCATTAACCTTCTTCTGGATATTGTCGAGCGCCTGGCCAGCCTTGGACTGGTTAAAATCGAATCCGACATTGAAAGTCCTTTCCGATATGGAATTGGCCCTCTTCTGGATAGCATCGAATTTGCTCGTGAAATTATCCACAAGATCGAAGATGCTTGTGAAGGTCCGGGAATTTTCAGCCAAAAAGATCGCCTACAGAGGTTTGCCGCACTTGTCGATATGCTCTTCTTCGTTCTTGCCCTGCTTCAGCATGCGTTTCTGCTGCTCCAGGAGCTCGCCATAGTGATCCTGTTTGCTCGTCGAGCTGTTATGCCGTCTTGCCGGCGGGACTTTTGCCCCGGCCAGCCTGGCCTTCAGGCGCAGCTCTTCTTCAGCCACGAGGGCGACGAACAGCTCTTGATTGCATGTCAGGTCGTCGATGCAGCCTCCCGCCAGCCTGTAGCCGGCCAGGTGCTGCATCAGGATTAACTGCCCCTCGGGGCCCCAGTAAAATCCTCGACGGCCTCGTCCTTGGCTTCGGAGGATGCGAGAATGTCCTGGCCCACCTGCAGAATAACGTCCGGATCCAGGTCATCCAGCTTCTCGGCAATGCCGGGAGTGATTATGCCGATCCTGCAGGCCTCGAAGGCAAGCTCGAAGTTGCCGTGCAGATCCTCCTTTCCGACATGCACCTTGGAGGTGATCTTGCGAAACTCCCGGGCCCGCAGAGGTCTGACTCGAATGGACTTCCCATTGTAGGATGGGTTCCCTGACTCGATAATCACGAGCCTTTCCTCTTTTATGCCGGCCAGGATGTCCTCAACAGTGATCTCCACAGGTGTAGAATTGTTATCAGTAACCATAATTTAATCACCAAAATAGAATTCTGGTGCAGGCTCACCATGCCTGCCGGTGCTCATACTTCGGCGATGCTGCCCCATTTGATTCTTTTGGCCATCCACTCATAGGATCTCTTGGCCAGTGATCCCTGAGCCGAACTGAAGCTGTGATGATTGATCTTGCAGCCTATCAATTCCGCCCAGATCTTGCCGCCGATCACCTGCTCGACCCCGCTCTCCAGGATGACGCCCGTATATTCCCTCTCGTGGTATTCGATTGCAAAGGGCACGCTTCGCCCCTGGTTAGAGGGATTGATCAGGAAGGTGTAGAGCAGATACTCCCAGGTCTCGGCATCGATCTCCGTAACTCCCTGCTCCAGCCAATCGACCGGAGGGCCCTGAGCAATCCAGCCGGTTTCGAGTGTTCCCTTGTAGTCGACGTTGCCCTCTGTGATATTCACAGGCCTTCCGTCTCCGCTGTAGTGCTCAGCCGTCATCTCCTTGGTGACGTCATAGGTCAGGCCCGTGAAGGGCACCCATATGTTCTTGCCCCGCGCCTTGATGCGCACCTGAATATCCGAAGGGTACTTGGAAAAAACCGATTCACCGTCATTAAATGGCATAGCTTTTCACCCCCTCAAGCCACCTGGGCATCGGCAATGATGCCATTGTAGTAGTCCACGACGAACTGCTTGATGTGGCCCACGTTCTCGGCCTCAAGCTTCACCCTCACCAGGCCCTTGTTGCCTTCAGGTCTGCCGGAGGTGACGGCCAGGGTGTAGGCATCCATGACCTCATCCGATTTCAGACGGTCCAGCACATTGGCGATATCCGATTTCAGAGTAGCCCGCTCTGACGGAGTGTTCTTGGCAAAGTAGAACTGGTCGGTGATGTACTTGATCACCCAGATCATGTAGTTGATTGTGCGCACATCAACGCATTCTTTGTACTGCTCCACGTTCGAGGTGTTCCGTCCGTAGAAACTGAAGATACCTGCGTTGGTCTTGACGAGCACATCCAGCCTGCCGTTATGCAGTGCTTTGACGGTCTCTCTGCGGTAGGTATTCAGCAGGCCGTAGGCTGAGAGCCCCTGCAGGCTCATGTTGCTGACACGCCTGGCGCAGGACGTGCCCAGGGGCGCTGTTGCCTCCTGGGCGGCCCGGGCAACGGTCGCATCCAGCCTGTCCGGTGAGGTCTTGTCCCAGGGATTCACTACCACCACCAGCTCGTAGTTCGAGAAGTTGCTGGCCACGGCAATGGCATGGGCCGAATCCTCGTTGGGCTGCATGCCTATGAAGCCGATAGCGGGATAGAAGTTCTTCTTCATCTCGTTGAGCTTGCCCGCCATGACCGGCACAAGGTCGTAGGTGCCCTCCTCGATCTCGTTATCGCAGAAGACCACGGTGGTGACGTTCGTGAGAGTCGTCTCCAGGTACTCCATGAGGACATCCATGGCGTCCGCATAGTCGTCTGCCGTGACTGCTGCACCATCCACACCGCCGGCCAGGGAATAGGTGCCATTGGCCGGAAGGTGAGTGGCCAGAGCATCCGGTGTGAAGTTGACGATCTGGTTGTAGATGAGGGCTGCCTGCAGGTCTGCAAGATCGTTCAGGTTATCAATAGCCGGATAGGCAACCTCGCCGTCGTGGATGGTGATCTTCTTGGTTTTGTAGAGCACATTGACCGTGATGGCATCCGTCTCGGCTGGCTCTTCGCCCGCAAAGAACATAAGAGAGCCTTTTGAGGTATTGACATAGACCTTACCCGATGCCAGGTCTCCGGGACTGTAGACGATGGTCTTTGACGCATTGCCCACGAACACCTGGTTCTCGCTATTCTGCACAAGATTTGCCCTCTGCAGGTAATAGGGCCCAGCCGTGCCGTCTCCGGGGAACTCTTCGACATCATGAGAGCCGAAGGTGCCGTCGGCCACAATCACGAAGGCCGAGTTGCCTGTGATTCCGTCGTTGGGGCTCGACCAGGTTCCCACATTGCCATAATGCTCCAGAGAGCAGGTGACGAGCTGCAGGTTGGTGGGGCCCTCGTTTTCAAAGAACGTCAGCGTGCCGTTCTCCTGGTCCAGATAGACCTTGCCGGCGAGCAGAGAGGCGGGATCATAGACGATCGTCTTTTCGGTCGAGCCGATATGAACCGAGTTTGCCGCGTTCTGGGTGTAGCACTTATAGCCCAGGGGATAGGGCCCTTCTCCGCCGTCTCCATAGAATGTCTCGGTCTCAGTGGCCACAAGGCCATCGTGGGCGTGCTTCCTGGCCGATGCATATCCTTTGCCAAGCACCCGGATGAAGTAGCCTGCAGGCAGGCCTTGGGCGAATCCGACCTTTCCGGCCCGTTCGAGCGGCCCGCTCTGGTAGTAGAGGTTGGTTTCGTAGCTGCTGGTCAGGGGCAATACCTGCATGGCCGGCCCGTGCGAGGCCTGGCCCAGGGCAGCCATGACGTTTGCTCCAAGGGGCACGGACGTCACGCCCATGATGCCCATGCGGATAACCAGGCCTACCGGATAGCTCGAATCGCCGATCTGCTCGATAATTTCTGACATCAGGCCTCACTTCCACCAGATTCAATCAGAATGCCCCAGGCTTTGAGCTGCTGCCGCTCGATTATCTGGGTCCGTTCCTTTCCCACCGCAATCTTCCCGGTCCGGTGAAGCCACTTCAATGATGCTGTTGAAATGGCCCCATCCCCCAGGAAGTTGATGAGAGTCCCTTTTTGTCGAACCATTACATCACCTTGATAATATTATGGCTAAAAAAAGATTCAAGTCGATCTATTTTTATAACCAACATCAACGTCAAATTCCTGGATTGTCTCAAATGGCATCGTCCAGGAAAATTCGTATTCTACAAAAAAATCAACTGCACGCCGCTGCACAAGCTTCTTGAGTTTATCGTTTCGATAGGGCGGAATGGCCTCGGGCGGATCGACCCCACGAAACTGCATCCTATCCTGGATGGGATTGACTCCAAGCTCCGCCCGGTAAAGCTCCCTATAGAATAGGCTCGCCAAGAGCTCTACTTCCGTGATATCCAGGGCTTCTATGATGCAGGATATCCGGGCCTTCATGTTCTGGCTGAACTTCACGATTCGCACTTTCGTGACAGGATTGTACACGGAGCTGACATCACGCCGCACGTCGCTGACGGGTATCCCCTGGGAAATGATCGAGACCAGCATGAAGGGATAGCCAGGCAGCTTTTTGGAGTTCACATACTGGTCGGCCCGCTCCTTTCCCAGCACCGCGCCGGTGAAGCTGACGGGAAGGCCGTCATAAATCTTCTGCCACTGTTCTTCGCTCAGCGTCATACCGTCTCCTGCTTGGAATCGAATGCCCCTTCTGATTCTTCAGGCACATCGAGATCCAGGAACTGCGGAATCTTGCCTGCCATTTTGGATAATATCGAATTCAGATTGTTTTTGACCAGCACGACATCACAAGAATAGTTCCGGCCCACGATGGCGCGCATCAGGGCGTCCAGGTGGTAGTACTTGCGGGGCTGCTTCCAGATCCGCCCCACATCTATCTGGTAGGGGCATGGCGTATCGACCGACAGGATCACATCAACAGGCGATTCGTGGCTCACCTTGCCCTGTAGCTGGCGGTCCAACTGATATGATTTGGCCTGCCTGCCTTCGCAGAGAACATCATTCCGGTAGGGATGCGCTATTGTCTTTTCAAGAAGGCCGTCAATCTGCTGGGAAATAACCTTTGTCTGGCTGATGATGCTGTCGATAGTGTCTTGCGACCTGTGGGCTTTGGCCAGATTGGCGTCCATCTCACTGCTCAAGCACTGCCTTCGGTATTGTTCCACAAAATCCCAATAACCGACATTATCGCAGCCCCCATGGATCCACGTTATCTTTGCAAAATTATCATCGAGAAATAGCGGGCCGTAAGCTATGGCTGCAGCCTCGCCGGGATCACCGATTTTAATATTTAAAAGATTTATATCGATCCAGGTAGTGCCTCCATCGAGGGAATACTTGAGGCTCGGCAGCATCTGGCCGCTTGCATCCATCCTAGTTTGGGCAGAAAATGCCAGCTTATCCTTTGTACTGGCCCCGGTTATTGGCAGATCGTATGCAGATAGCTGATTTCCTTCTGAGGTGGATATATATTGCTGATATATACATTTCCAAGCAATATATCTATCCGCCCAGGGATAAGATACGAAGGTCCTGGAATAGAGCGCCGACTGCCCGGAGAGTGGATATAAATCGTCATACCTGAGCAGGTATGTAACATCAATCGGCCTCGGTCCGTCTATGGATGATATCAGTATCTGGCGGATGATGAACTGCGGAGGCTCGACGGGAAGAAATCGGTTCCAGATCAGGTCGAGATTGGGATAGGAGAATCTGTTATCGCCAGGGATAGCGTATTCCCACTGATGGTCCAATACAGTCCAGGTTGAGCCGCCGTCTTCTGAAATGGTAACATGAGGGCCAAAACCGCAGATAACGTAGCCATTTGCCCCGGCGATGCAGGGATACGTCAAGCCGGTATAAGTGATCCATCGATAACCCGGCACCATGCGCTGTAAGGCACGCTGGTCACAGACAAGCGTCCAGTGCCTGGCAATGTCGGTCGAGCGCCAGATATAGCGGCCATCGGTGCAGAGGAGGACATCTCCGCCGTCAATGTTGCAGAAGGCAGGAACAACCGACGCACCCGGCAGATTCGATACCTTGGTCCAGCTGGTGCCGGCTGTCTGGGTCTCATAAAAGCCCGCCGAGGTATTCATGATCGCCCAGCCGAAGTTGATCAGGACGATATCGTAAATCACCTCACCGGCACTTGCGAGCCAGGCTCGTTCCCAGTTGATGCCATAATCCTTGCTTCTGTAGACTGCCCATCTGCCATCCACTCTGCGAGCAATGGCAAGATGGGACCTGCCGTAGATGTGAATGCCTTTCTTGAGCTCGGCTATCGCTTCGGGAAACGGAGCCGATCTCCACCAGTTGCGGAAATTAGCGGTATCAAAGGTTCCGAGAAGATAAGGCAGATTCGGCAGGGCCACCAGCACGACCGGAGTTCGGGCGCTCATGCGGCCACCAGCTCCGTGGACACCTGATAAAAGCCACGCCGAGCAGCGAGGGAGAGCATATCGATCCTGTAGTAGTTCTTGCCTTTCTTCATGGAGACCAGGTCGATGGTGTAGTTCTTTGCGGGCCGCTTCTGCAGGATGGCATCTGCCTGATAGTCCTCAGACTCCTCGCCCTCGACCAGAGCATCTATCTGCAAATTCCTGGCCTTCCGGGCCAAGAGGTGCACATCCAGGCGTTCCAGCAGGCTGTGCGTGGTCTCCATGAGTGCATCCAGGTCGTCTGCCGCTGAGCGCTGGTCGAAGAGATCCGTCCTCAAGAGGTAGGCTGCAGATTTCCTGCCGGACAGCCCCAGATCAACCTGGTAGGACCTCTCGTGAGGCCCCGAGAGATTCACATCAATCTCATAATCGAGGAACGGGAAGGTGGTGGTCCAGGTCACGCCCCCGGCAACCATGTCGTCGATGGCCTCCTTTAGAGCAGGATAATTGGCCTTGGCCAGCCTCATGGCTGCCGGAGAAGTCCAGCAGACCCTTAAGTCCATGGGCCAGTAGGGCTCCAGGCGAGAGGCCCCGTCCAGACCCAGGATGTGGTCTATAATGGCCTGGCACTCTGGGGCCGTGCCACTCGACTTCATGATGGCCAGGCGAGTGGTGAGCCTCGCCCTGAAGTCCGAATCGGATTCTCGATAGCGTCTCTTCAGGCCCAGGATCTTGGACCAGTAGAGGTCCAGGTCCTCGGGAACTGCATTCGGCAGTGTGAGCCTCAGGCCCATGGTGGCAATACTCTCCGAAAGCTCCTCGATCGCCCTGCCATAGGACCAGATCATGGCATTGATTATGCTCTCCTGGAATCGGGCGTCTCCAGGGTCCATCACCAACAGAGCATCTAGGGAATATGTAGCGCTCGGATAGGCATTGATGAGCGTGGCGATGTTGTAGGTTTTGGACTTGGTTTCCCCCAACAGGACATCGGCCTGGTAGGTAGCGGGCTTGCCGATCTCCTGCAGGATGACATCCAGTGTATAGATGGGGATGCCATCTTCGAAGAGGCTCTCATCGAATATGCCCTCATCAAAAATCATGCCTGTGTGCCCCTATTGCTTGCACTTGATCTTGTAGTCCAGTATGAGGTGTCGATGGCCATCGATCTCCAGAACGTAGTGAGTATAGAGTTTCTCTTCGTTGAAGTCCCCGATGCAGCGAATCATCTTCAGGCCGCGCGGCTCCGTCTTCTCGCAGATTGGGCAGCGCACCTGATCCCGTTCTCGATCCACGATGGGCTCAGCAATTAGAGAATCACATGTCCCGCAGTACCACTGGTTTTTAGCTAGGCAGCGAGGGCAAACCTCGACATCCGTCCCGAACTCCGCCTCACAGAAGCCGCAGATGCGCCTCATGTAGTAGCGCAGTGTGCCGGTCCGGTAGAAATCCGGCAGCGGCCTCTTTTCAAGATCAATGGGCTGGCAGGGCGGAGCTTCAAAGGACAGCACCGGCAGCTCGGAGGGCTCGGCCACGTCGCCCTGTGCCCGGATCTTCTCGGCCAGGCCGGGCGAGATGGGGTAGAAAAGAACCTGCGCCACCGGCTGCCCGGCATCCGAGGTCTCGTGGCTCTTGCCCGTGAAGGGATCGAACTGGGGAGAGGCCGAGCCGTCCGGGTGTATCTCCACCCAGAAGCGGCGGAAGGTAGGACGAGCCATAGAACTTCAGAAGATATTGTAGATGGCCGTGATGCTCTTCGGGGATTTGGCACCGTAGATTGCAGACGGCGGGATCTTGAGGTCCAGCACCCAGGCCTTCGAGTAGAAGTCTTCTGTGTATGGTCCGCTGTCGATCTTGCAGGGCGCTCCGGCCAGGCAGCTATCAAAGTTCAGGACGGGCGTCGACTGGCTCATGTAGTATGGATGACCGTTTACCGGATCGTCAATAGCGTGTCCCGATGTCGAATCTCCTGTAGCCTGTGCATACTCGTTTGTGCCATGCAGCGCGACATCTATGGGCAGGCCGTTGTCTCCCGTGTCCCGGTGGCCGATCCTAAGAGCGCCGCCGTTGGCGGCATCCAGGCCCCAGTCAGCCGCAAAAGTGCCATCTCCATAGACGTAGATGTCCGAGACCTGACGGAAGTCTCCCGTAATGCGCAGGCTGTGTGTCTTCCTGAAGCTGTATGAGAACAGGCTCGGAGGAATCTTGCAGGGATTGTTCAGTTGGGGCTCTGCACTATCTTCATTGCAGAACCGCGCCACTTTGTTGGCAAGGGATGTCTTAACACCCGTTGGGCCGTTCAGTTCCACTATTGTTGCAACTTCTGCCATAATAACTCCTTTAGAAAGCTTAACTTTTGGTCGAAAATCGAAATCTAAAACGCGATGCGCTTGTCGGGCTCGACGAACTGGGCACTCCAGGTCTTCGGTGGATTCTTTGGCGCAGCACTCTTGGCCTGGGCAATGATGAGGTCTATCCGATATCCGCCGCGCCTGCATTTTTCGAGGGCCGCGTCACACATGTAGATGTAGCAGGATTGCATCAGTCAACGCCTTCGTTTATTCTCAATTCGTGAGGGCGTGGCGAACCATGTGCAATCCGCCGCTTTGTCCTTCGAAGCGAAGCAATTCATGCGGCCCACAGCACCACAACTTGGGCAGCGGGCCATCAGGAAATGTCTCGGATCGAGGCTGGCAAAAGGATGTTTGCATTCTTTGGATTCAGTTGTCAGATTCAGAGCCTCCTGAATTCTTTGGATATCTGATCAAAAATCTCAGAGACCATCTCTTCCCGTGCCTTATCTGCAGTTTCATCGATTGCAGGTCGCATGAAGGGCCTGGGCGGGATGAACCATGCCCTGTTTTCTGCTATGCTAGAGGTTTCGGTGGGTTCCACTCCATAGTATTCCTCTCTTTTGCGTCTTCCTTTTCCAGGCCGGTTCTCCCATGGGACGCCATATTCATTGGCTTTTGCGCGCTTGGCCACATTTTCGTCAAAAATGCCGACCTCGCCATGCAACGCACCTTCCACCTCGGTCTGCCGGTGCGTTATGTGGCCGAGCATTTCACCGGTATCGTTCAATGTTTTGGAGGACCCTTTCCGATCGATTGTTGATTGTGCATTGGGTGGCGGAACGTTCGAGCTGACTTTAGCGATAATGGCATTTTCGAGTTTTTGCAGAGCTCGCTCATGCGGTCCTTTGAGGTCGATTGGCAAAAGATCACCACAGGCCCATTACCCTGGCGTAACTTCCAGGGGCGGCAATCACGATTGTTGCTGTGCTCGACCACCCGGATTGCAGGGGCACCGTATTTTCTGCTATCGCCTTTACAGTGTATGTACCGGGAGTAGTGTATGCATGGGATAGGCTCACTGATTGCCCGGAATTGACATAACCTGACTCGCTCTGGTTCCCGTCGCCCCAGGAAATCTGCAGTTTCACCTGCAACCCGTCCGGATCGGTAGAGCTGGTCGAGAAGTTGTAGGAACTGCCAGGCGCGCCGGCGGAAGGCCCAGATGGGGTTGACGGAGTACCGGGTGACAGCGCCACCTCGTACATCTCGATTTCGTAGATATAAACTCGGTCAGTCGAGTAATATGAGCCGCCCGGGAACGCCAGTTTGTAGTAGCGATAGGAGTTCCAGTTATCGAATGTATATTCCTGCCAGCTCTCGTTATTCTGCTGAGTGCCGGAAGAGATCTGAGTCCAGTTGCTGCTATCGTTCGAGCCGTACAACACCCAATCCTTTATTCCACATGCTCCGTAGCCGATGTTGACGGCTTTCATACGGAGTTTTCGGACCTTTTTTGAGTCCGTGGTGTCGTAAGCCCACCAGGATCCAGGTGTCGAGATAACCGAGTACCAATAATTGCTCTCATTATTGTCACATGCTGTTTCTGGATCATTTGCGCCGGAACAGCAGGATGCAGTACCTCCCGTAAGAATATCGCCGCCTGGAGCGACCACAATCTCACGTAGCTCGATCTCGGCTACAAGAGTATAATCAGCAGAATACCAGGACCCATTGAATACGAATTTATAATATCTGTAATTCACGGCATTTAGAAACGTGTACTCTCGCCATGTGCCGTCGTTTGGCTGCTCACCACTGGTCAGGAGCGTCCAATCATTATCATTATTCGAGCCATACAACGCAAATCCCTGGATGCCATAATATGAGCCCGATACTTGTGCGGCCTTGAGACAGAGTTTCCTCGCCTTTTTTGTGACCCCGGAACCCAAATCGTATTTCAGCCAGCAGCTAGTTGGTCTTCCTCCAGATGCACTCCCCCAATAGGAGCTTTCGTTGTTATCGAATGCATTGGAAGGAGATCCCATATTATCAGGATATCCTGATGCTGAACCGCCTGTTAAAAAATCGTCAGAATACTGCATGTGCCGCTCCCATTAATCTCCTAAATCTCCACTTTCAGGCTTATGGTCACGTTCTTCAGGGACGTGACGCTATTGATGTACGGGATGATCCAATCTCCTGCAGCCACAGCTATTGATTGGCCTGTGACCTCGCTCTTCGTGGATGAGGAGATTGCAGCCGTCAGGATAGTGGACAGCGTGGCAGGTGCATTTGCATAAGTGCCTTTCTTGAGCGCCACGGAAATTGAGCCGGATGTGTTATCGTTTGATATCGCCCGCACTTCTGTTATGGTCCCTGCTATCGGGACCTCGATGCCGGGGTAAGTCTGGCTCGCCGTTAGGACTGCCGGAGTTCCGTAGAGGCAGAACTCCAGCCTATAAGAGGTGAGCTTGTCCAAGCCCGTTTTGTTTGCATGGGAGTGTTTTAGCGTTACCGCGCTGGCAGCGTCCGCTGCGGATACTTGATTCTCTCCGCCATAATCGAGATAATCATCATTGTTTGCAGCGTGCTTCTTTGAAACGGCATCCGCAAGGTCTGTTTCAGTCTGGCTGAGAGTATCCAGGAGATTCTTATTCGCATGAGAATGGTCGAGGTTGTTGGCGTGCCTCTTTGTGACTGCATCCTTCAGCTCGACGGATGTCGTGGCGTAAGCTCCGCCTGTACCCACCCCCGCATCGGTACCCTGGACATGGGCCTTCGAGGCTGCATCTCTTGCCTGGGCAGCCGTGACGGCATTGGGTCCTCCGGTGTCCAGGCCCTGATCAGTGCCCTGGGTATGTGCAGCCTCGCCCACCGGCCCGGCGAACATCCAGATATCTCCTTCGGAGATGGCAGTCGCTCCGGGTGCTATGAAGACGGCCCCCAGGATAACGCCGGCTGGTATATTGCCAGCAGGTGCCGGGGAGTTGTACTGGTGCCAGTTTCCCAGGCCCTTGGGGTCGTTGACTTCTGCCAGGCTGCCTGCCACTACCTGAACAGCGCCGGACGCATTGCGGATGATAATATCCATTCGCCCGAGGGTAGCGTTTGAGGCTCCCAGAGCCTTTGTTTCCACATCAACGTCTATCGCGGTGTTGGAGATCTTTATCCTGCCAGCTGCAACAGTGATGTTCATGCTTGCCGGCGAGGTGGGAGTGATGCGGTTGCCGTTCACCACGCCAGTCTCGCCAGTGGCTCTGGTATTTACGATGATGTGAGTGGCCAGGATCTGCTCCTCTGCCTGCGGCTCAAGGAAATCGACATCGGTCATGATACTCCAAAATTTTTATCTAGAATTCCAGGAGCATGGCCTAAACCGTGCTGTTGACTTTCGGCACAAGTCGGTCACTCTCGTCCAGCTCGTATCCAGCAGGTGCAATGTAGACGCCGGTCTTGATGGTCTTGTCCAGGATCATATCTCTGTCTAGCTCGAAACAAAAGCCCAGCCAATTGTCGGGAGTGATTTCCTCCAGCGATATATTCAGGTGATGAGTAAGGGCGAACTGTCCAACCACTGCAAGCTCTTCCATCGTGGCCGGTCTGCCAGATGTGGAGTTCCAGACGTTGCCCGTGATCGTGGCATTTCCATCTCTTGTATCGAACGAGATCGAGCTGTCCAGGTCCTGCTCACCGCTCTCCTTCAGAATGAATGTGATATCGCTTGCGAAAGAGGCGTCGCCGCTAATCTTCGTGGCCTGCAGTACGACCTTGTGGCCTGCGCCTGAAGCTCTGATGACATATTTATTCTTCCATCTTCCAGAGGGATCGGCCCCATTCACAATGAAACTGGAAGAGAACGTGTCATATTCGCCCGGGACGCCCCAGTGCCTTTCAAGCTCATAGGCAATTCCGGTGGCATTCACCACGCTCGCCTGATCTGTAGCATGATCCGTGTCATGCCTGGCACTGAATGTCCCGGCCCCGAAGACTGATTCTTCGAGTGTATTGGCGTAGCCCATCACTCCAAGAACGACCAGAAACCCGGACACCAGAGAGAAAGTGATTAGCAGGGCCACAGTCATTCGTTTGATGCAAATGTAATCTTCGTTGTCCAAAAGAATCACCAGAGCCAAAAAATCCGTTCAGCGGTCACACTACCAGGACCAGGAAATAGAGGAGCAGCAATGCCAGGGGAATTGAAAGAATGCTCATGTTGATTCCACCTGGTGGCTGCCGAAGTAGTAGCCCACCACGGCCCCGATCAGCCCGATCATGGCAGTCAGGACGTACTTGAAAAGATCTATTCCGAGCTCGGCCTTACCCTGCCAGACAAGCAGTATGGCAAAAAGGCACACTGCGAGGGCGAGGAGGACTGTGCCCGTGATGAGTTCTGCGGCCAGGAGCCATCGCTTCCAGTTCTCCAGCTTATCCCAGGTGGAGGCGATATCCTGAGCAGGCGCGTCCTCTGCCATGCTCAATACCTCCCGAGCTTGACCGGCGTTCTCCTGGCGGGCCGGATGTAAACGATCTCAACGGGCTCGTTGAACCTGCCGGTCTTCTTCTGGTAGGCCTTGATGCGGTCCCAAACAGGTGCTGGGTCAAAGCCATACTTCTTGATATAGTCCGGGATGCCCAGCAGATAGCCGGCTCCAGATCTGAACATGACTTTGCCCGTCACGTAGTCGATCCGACCCGCTGGTATTGCTCCCTCTTCGGTCTTCAGCTCGCAAAAATCGGCGAACTCTTGATCGGTCATTCCCTTTGGATTGTATTCAGCCATAGAAAATACCTCCACGAATTTTATTATTATTAAAAAATTACTAAGATCTGCTTTTTGAACGCAGTCAAAAAGCTTCGGCGCATTCACTTACGCGCAGTTCAAAACCCTAAAGGGCTGAGAATTATCTTCGAGGTCGACCGCACCCGAGACGTTCTTGACGTAAATTTCAATCGTCTTTCCCTGGTGCGGATCCGGGTAGCGGATCAAGTCTCCGATTCCCAGCGCCTCTTCGGTGTATATGTCGTAGTCTGTTTGCATATTTCCCGAGCCTTTGGGGTCCCGGAATATGCGCGTCTTGGGAAAGCAGATAATCTCCATTGGCACCAGTGTCTTCTGGTAGATCGGTGCGCCCGAGACCGTGATGCACTCCACCAGGATATGACAGTCCAGACCCAGGCATGTGATAGTTGGCAGCGATGTTAGGCTGGTGCTATTGGTGAGCCTGGTAGCTTCAGTGAACGAGATCTTCTCGGAGTTTACGAAGACCTCACCCACGACATCTTCATGAGCTTGGTTGGTGCCCTGCGCCGGCACGGTAACCAGCGTGATAGCCACCCGGAAGGGCACGGCTGGCACCGGGCCCGCGGCTGTGGGCGGTGTCAGGCTGTTCACGATCTTCCAGGTGTTCTGCACGACATGCCATGCATTATTGACGCCTGTCTTGAACTCGGCGAAGTACTCGCTGTCGATGTCGTTCATGGCCAGTATCCCGATCCATGGAAGTCATGCTGCCCGACACTGAACCTGCGAGGTGCTCGTGTCCTGGAGTGTGATGCCTGGGGAGTTAGCACTGGATTCTTTGCCCGGTCCATGAGGGCCTGCGCCTTCTTCCTCCATGCTTCTGCCTTCTGGCTCCAGGATACGCTTGAGCCGCCCATTGATTTGTCGGCCTTATCGGCACACATGCCTGCGATTGTCTCGGCACAGTAGGAGGCTGCCAGGAGGGTATTATTGCCAGCCCGGGTGAGATTGTAGGAGATCTCGGAGTCTGTGAGATACTTGAGGCTCACAGTCTTGCCCAGCTCCAGCCGCACGGCATCTATGGGACGGCCTGCCGGGTCGCCGGTGTAAGTGGATTCGGGTTCATCATCTGCCATGAAACCTCACGAAAATATTTGAACCGGCTCAGGTCAGCTTATTCCAGTAGATCAGGAGCTGGTTACCTGTCTCATCCGTCCCGGCGCTCTTCGTGAGCTTGCCGGCACCCACCACATACTCGGAGGTGCGATCAGCCAGCGATGTGATGGCCGCTTTGGTTGCCAGGGCCAGCACACTCACGAGCTCGTCGCCCACGGCCATGCCAGCAACGGTGACATCTGTGGCGGTTGCAGTGCCATCGGCCACAGCCAGCTTACTAAAGCCTCCCGCGAGCTTGGTTTTCAGAACAGACGATGGCTGAAGGGCCGAGGAGCCGATCGCCACGACCTCGGCTTTGACGATGTTGAACATGATCTTGCCGACTGTCTCGGATTTGACCTTGATCCTTCCTACAATCTGCTTGAGTTGATCGGGACCTGTCGGCCCTATCAGTGTCCAGCTTCCTGCCGTGACTGCGCTCAGGTAGACGGGGTCTCCCACGTTTCCGGCGTTCGTGTTCAGGCCGGTCAGCTCCTCGATATCAGAGGCCAGGGATGTAGCTGATCCCGCATTGACCTCAGACGCCACGAGCTGGGCGGGCTTGCCGGAGGTGTCTGCATCAGCCTTCTCGACCGAGAACACATCATTGATGGCATTGTAGCCTGTGATATGCAGGAGGTCGCCCTTTGCCAGGACCCCAGCCGAATAGACCGTGAACTTCCTCGAAGTGAGATTCAGACTATTGATGTCATCCGCCGTGGCGGTGACCTTTGTCATGGCTCCGCTGCCATTGGGCAGATGTAGCTCCTCGATCTCGGCCTGCTTGATGGCCGCTCCGTCCATGCCTATGTTGCCGACTTTCTTCTGGGTTATGGGCATCCTCATGTCGAGGCCCTCCTGCCGATTCGTTCCGTGATATAAGTCCCGGTCAGAGCCTGGAAGTTAAGCCAGAGGGATGTGACGCTTTCCGGGATTATCTGACCTCGCCGGTAATACACTTTTTTGCCCTCAACATATGTCGAGAACGTGTTTAGGACGACGTATTCTCTCTCCTGGGGAGCGAGAGGAGCCCCGACCCCCATAGGGGCCCTGGGCTCTTTGGCCACTGGAGGAGCTTCTCCCTGCTGCCCTGAATTGAGGGGCAGCTCCTTTTCTTTCATTGACATTTATCCACCTCGGGCCTAGCTGATCGCGTTTGCCAGTATGGCACCCAGCTTTTCGCCCATGATGACAGGTGCGTAGCACTGGAATGCCTGGTTGTATTCGGCGTGGGTGAGCATGTCCGGCACGGTGGTGAAAGCCGTGTTGAAGCCTCCCAAGGGCTCGGTGAATGATAGATTCATGCCGGCCAGGGGCTTCATGGGTCCAGGGGTATCGATGTATCCCACCCACATGTGCTTGCCGAAGATCCAGTCAAGAGCCACGTCGTCGTCTGGCTTGGCGGTGTTATACATGGCCTTGCCGACCAGGATCCTGTCAATGCCCAGGGCTTTGGCGAGAGCCTCCTCGTTCAGCTCTGTGATACTCCGGACGGTGTTTGCGCCTGTCTGGTACCACTGGATGAGCTGGGGATGGATTCTCAGGGCCTCGTAAACCTGCTCACCCATAACGGCAGAATTGGGTGTCTTGCCGGTCTTGCTCTTGACGGTCAGCTTGATATTTTTGAAGAAGCCCCTCGGATCGGAGTCGATGTAGTCATCGAACCTGCGGAAGGTGCTGGTGTTGTTCTCTCCGGATGTGACGCCATTTAAGTTGGTGCCCCATACGTTCGAGCCGCCCGTGTCGGAAGATTGGAAGTACTGGCTTGCTATGACCCGCTCCTTGTGCAGGTCCATGACGTCTGTCAGGAACGCGGTGGTTGCGAACTTGGGATCGACTCCCGGATCGGCCACGTAGGGGATGTCATCGGCGAGTGGGATCTGGCATGCGTACCTCTGGCAGACAAATTTGCCATGATCGTCCAGATTGACGTCTCCCATGGCAGGCATGGTGCCGGGCCGCCAGGTGGTCACGTAGTCGTTGAAGAACATGCCCAGGTTCCACTTTGGATAGAGGCCCGAAATGAACTTGGCATCCACCAGCGGAAACCACTGATCTCCGATGAAGTCGGACTTCTCCTGCCTGTAGGCCAGAGAGTAGTCGCCCTGGATCCGGGCCACCATTATCTGACCATAATCCAATCCTTTCCAGATATGGGCGGTCTGAGGGCCCAGGTTGACCACTTTACCGGCAAAGCCAGCTAAACTATGAAAATTTACCATTGTAACCTCACTCTCCCGCAGGTTCGGGTATCCAGACCGGGGCCCCAAACAGCACTACCGATGCAGCCAGGCCAACAGCGGCACCCACGACACACTGACCGTATGCATAAGCGCCTCCGACAGCTGGATCGAGCTTTACGCCCAGACCATCCTTGTCGATTGTGACAAGCTCACTTGCGGCGAGGCCACCTGTACCGGTCTTGACTTTTGCAGTTCCCCGGGTCTGCACTTTGGCTTCCAGGCTGGGGCCGGTTGTATTGTTTGGTCTGTTGATCAGCACTCCCAGAGCGAAGTTCGTGGCCAGGGTGACTGCTCCAACCTGCTTGTCTCCCGTGATCTTCACGAAGCACTGGTAGCTCCCCTCCAGATCGGCGTTGGGTGCATAAGACTGGACATCTGTCGGCCCGAAATAGATCTCATAAGGATTTACGCCAAGAGCCATTGTCTACTCACCCCCTGTGATTGCTTTGAAGAGATCGTCCCTGTTCTCTACGACCCACTTGGTAGCCAGAGCGTGGGCCACCATTGCGTTCTTGGGTGGATTATCGGACTTCTGGATGTGGTTCATCCGTTCCTGGACGGCAGCCTCAAAAACATCTGCAGGCGTTCCCGGTGCAGGCCTGCTGGAGCCGAGCGGATGATAGAGCATCTTGCCGGCTTCCTTGCTGACTGCATTTGCCTGCTTGAGGACCTTCAGGATGGGCTTTCTTGCCTCGGACGGCAGGCCTTCGAGGGACTTGAGGATCTCGGCTCCCTCTTCAGGCGTGGCCAGCTCGCTGAATTCGGACTTTGCAATATCCACATAGTCCTTCTTCCTCAGGACAGCGGTCTGCTTCTGCAGGTCCTTCCTGAGCTTCCTGTTATCCTCTACAATTGGAGCGATGGCCGTCTTGACGATGTCAAGGATATCTGCCTTGCTCACAGTGGCCTGAGCCCCGCCGGCTCCGGCCCTGGCAGCCCCAGCGGGCTTGGCTTTATTCATCATCACACCTTTCATTGATTTGAATATCAAGAACTTCTTCCCGTTGGCCGCTTTGCCGACCATCGAGACTTCGTCTAATTCGAGATTGAATAGATCATTGCGATCATCCGTGGGCATGTGGCCACCTCACTAAATTTGTTTAAGAATAGTCCTACAATCAGAATGGTTTTCTATCGCCTCTGCCGGCTATGGAGAAACCGGTGATTTCTCCCTTCTTGATGGCCTTCCAGAGTGCTGGATCATGAACCTTGACCGCCATAACCCAGGAGCCAGCCTTCACGATCTGGCCGTGGCACTTGAAGTCCACCGGGGCGATGTATGACTCTATGATGTCTGCCCGGGCCTCTTCCGTATGCTCCTTGCCGATCTTCTGGCTCTCCATCATGAACTTGTGGCAGGCCTTCACGATCTCGGCCTTGCTCAGGCGATCTCCCTGAAGGTCGATCGTGTCAGGCTCTGAGACGACTCCGTAGACGATCTGCTGGTCGCCTTTTATTATAGGCACATGGATGGACTTGGAGCACCGCTTTTCGGCTTCCTCATCCTCGCCGCCCTCGCCATCGCCTTTCTCAAGGTCGTCCTCATCTTCACCAGGCCCATCCTCGCCTTTCTCAGCCTCGCCAGCCTCATGCTGTGCCAGGATCTCCCGAATGTCGTCTATGAGGTCGGACTTATCGCCACTCGGTTCATCATCCTTCTCGGTGTCTTCGTCATCATCTGCCAGGCCTTCTTCTCCAGGCTCATCAACGTCTTCGTCCAGGCCTTCTGCAGCTTCATCTCCATCTCCATCCCCATCTCCATCTTCGGACTCCTCACCCGGAATCTCCTCGCCTTCATGGCCCTCCAGAGCATCTGGATCGTTATCCTTCAGCCAGGCCTCCAGGGCTGCATTGTGCTTGGTTTCGTCTTCCTTGATGGCCTCAAGGATCTCTTTGAGTTTGGGGTCCTGGACGGTCTGCAGAGCCTGGTCATAGGAGGACATCCCTTTCGTCTCATCCTTCAGGGCTTGGAGGACAAAATCTGAATCGGAGGCTTTGCCGATGTCGTCATCCTCGCCTTCTTCATGGTCTTTTCTTTCATCATTATCTTCCATATCATCACCAACTAATCGAGGGACGTGAACGTCACCGTAATCGAGGGATTTGTTTAGACTTGAAAAATCGAGATGCTTGAGCCGATCCAGCGCCGAGCTGGGCATGATGGATTTTTTGGGTCCGGCCAGTGCTTCCAGCTGATCCAGAAGGTTTGCGGTATCGATGGGTCTTACCATTTTCAAATCCCCGGAAAATATTTCTTGAAAAACTTCAGAGCCAGGGGGTGCAGATTGTCTTTCTCACCCAGCCGGTATGCACTGAATGCCTCGGCATAGCATTCTTCAGGGTGCGGACCCTCGCCGCCGTAGTGAGAGAGTTTGTACCTGTAGTCACTCTCTCGTGTGGCACGGACCATCTCGTGCATCTCGGTATGGAACTCTTTGCGTTTGGCCTCGTCGTCTTTGCCATATCGAGATGCGAATAAATGGGCGAGTTCGTGGTCAATTGTGGTGGCCATCTGCTCCTTTGGTGAGAGATTGGCCCCGACCGTGCCGCGGCTGTACTTCACATGAGTATGTAGCTGCTTGAGCAGCATCTTGCCCCGGCCATCCAGCTGGTCTTGGTGCCCTGCGATCGTCTTGAGCATCTCTTTGCCCTCGGCACCATAGAGCTTCTTGTTTGCATCTTCCTGCTTGACCAGCTTCTCGTAGCTGCCTGCTATTGTGGAATTGATCTCCAGCTCGCCGCTGGTGGACATCCGGGCCCCCCAGGTGGTGCCCTTCTTCATGGGCCGGGCGATGATCTTGGTAGGCCTGGGCAAGCCAGCCTTTATATTTTCATGCAAGCGCCGGTTGATATCGTTGGCTACTTCTACATCGACTCCCCTGTAGTTGATGTACTTGATTTGCTGGTGGTTCGGGCCTTCATTCCACTTATCCCATCTTTCGACTTCTTTCGGATCGAGCAGATTGCCTGCCGCCCAGCTTTCCGCCTCCCGGGAGGTCTTAGCGGCCCGGAATGTGGCCGATTTGGGTGCAGCAGGTGGATTGGTCGGAGGCCTGTATGAAGATGCGGGGGTGTTTGTTGCCCCGTCCCTGGGTTTTGCCTGCAGAAGAACGTAGTTCCGGCCTTTGTGGCCCTGGTAGGCGACTATCGATCCCTTGGCCTTCAGATTAAGGATGGCCCCCAACAGGGCCGGATCGTTGAGAACATTGTCCGGGACGTGCACCGGTGCATAGTTGATTGCGCTCTCCAGTACGGCAAGGGCAGAGGCCGGATCTCTGGGCAGTTTCGCACTGTCAAGCACCAGGTTGCCCTTGGAATCGGTCTTGATCTGCAGGGACGCCTTGCCATCTTTGGAAGAGAATGTGTGCTTGCCCTTGCCATGCTCGATCTTGATTTCGTCTGCTGCTCCGGCAGCCTGCTCCGCCGGCTTCTCCTCGGGCTCTGGCTTGGCAGTCTGATCCGTGGCTGCCGATGGGGTCTTGGATCCGGGACTTTGGCCAGCTCCCATGGGCTTTCCTCCAAATGATGATAGGCTGCGCTGGCCCCTGTTGTCTAAGGTGGACTGGGCTCCACCACCGCTGCAGGGTATTAAGTGGCCTTTGTCATCGTGACATCTTCCCCGGGCGTCTCGGACTTTCAGGACTTCTCCGTTGACCTTAATTTCCTCTATGCGATCCCCGCCGTCTCCATCCCAGGAAAACCGCTTGGTGTTCTCTTTAAGATCGGGATCGACAATAATAACAAATGAATGGCCACCGTTGCCGTTGTGGCGAATGTAATTCAGAAGCTCTGCAAGCTGACCGTTCGAATCTCTGGCAGAGAGCTCGATCTTAACGGGATCAGCGGCCTTGAGAATATTCAGACGGTCCAGGGCAGAAGGGGCCATTATGCGCCCCTTTTTAGTAATGCTGTCTTTCGGGATATTGAGCCGATCGAGCGCCGAAGCTGCCATGATCAAATGAATCACCACAAAATCAGATCAGAATGAGTCTAACAGTATCGTTCAGCATCCGGGCCGAGTTCTTTCAGCTCTGCCCATTCGTCCACCAGGTCCCGGCTGCGGCACAGCATCTCTACATAGGCTTGGTACTCTTCGTCGGTCATGGTTTTATCACGCCAAAATAAAGCAAATTGAATAGAACCCAAAACGATACAAAAGAAACGGAGAATAACATCCAGAGCCAGAAGGGAATTCCTGGCATCATGACAAACGCATCCGGGTCTGCCGTCACCCAACGGTCGCCTATCTGCACGGCCTTTGGAAATGGTTGTTTTTTAGCAGCTATGTCGATCCCTCATATTCCACCGGTACAAGGTAGTGAATGCAATGTGGGTGTGTGACGCCCTGGGCGATGGCATCTTCCCACAGAGGATAGCCCGGGGTTTTGCCCCTCACGCTCACGATCTTCCCGGCCCATCGTCTGCAGGCCTGGCAGCTATTCGCCCGCACTTCCCTGGATATCAGGGCCAGGTCGTTTCCTCTGCCCATGATGCCGTTCTCGGTTCCCTGGTTCCAGAAGTTCCTGGCAGCCGTGACCGCCACCATCCTCACATAATCGGCCAGTGATAGATCCTTGCCGTCGATGGTCTTGTGGCCTATGACACGACCCCTAAGCCCAGTGTAGTCCACCGCCGCATGTGAGAGCTGCGCCTTTGCCCTGCGTTTTTCTGCTTCCCCTATGACTTCCTCGACATGCCTGCCTATCGTGGCATCAACCTCTTTGAAGCGGTTGAGTTCCTGTATGGCCAGGGCCTTTGCTGCAGCAGCATGTGGGCCCTGCAGGCTGCTCACCTGGGATCCGGCCAGGTAAAGTCCCGGAACGGCCACTCCGAGCCACGAAGCGGCATTGGCCAGCAATATGCGCCTTGTGCTCTGCGTCTCGGCACGCATTCGGTCAGGGTTCTCCAGGTTGCGGCTGATGGAGGACTGGATATCTCTCTGCCCCCGCTGGTAGAGCAGGGCGATCGAAGCGGCAGTCTCCTTGATGCGCTTCTTGGGGTCCTTTTCCTTTGAGGCGACCCGGACCGCCTTCTGGATCCGGGCCTCGGGAAGCATGCCTATCAGGGCCTCCTCGGGCCGACCGGCTGCTTTCCAGAGCTTGCGCTTCAGGAGAGGGATGTTATAGCCGAGCGCGGCTGCACGCCGCCAGAAGGAGCGGGTGAGGAGATCGTATCGCTGCTGGTCGGTGAGATGATCAGCATCGCTGAGGTATCCTGTGGACCGGATGAGATCCAACAACTCTTGATTCATGGTAGCGCTTCGAACTGCTCAAATAGGGAATCTGTGAACTTGAAGAATTCTGCATCTGAATGTTTGAAGCGGCTGTACTTCTCTAGGGCTTGGTTAATCACTCTGAGGTCCTCTTCTCGTATCTGGATAGTCCTGCCATCCTGCCGACCCAGGGTGGTGGCTCCATCCCTCCTATGGAGAATGTAGAGGCCGTGACCTGCGATCGAGAGATGCCTTATGTAGCCATCTTTACTGCAGGTAATCTCGGCAACCATTCCGTTGGGTTCGACGATATGGTTCGCTCTATCGATTTCATTCATTATGCAGCACCCATTATCTTATCCATCGCGCTTCCCCCATCCAGCAGCGCCGATATTGGCGAATCGCCCAGATCATCCAGTTCCTCGTCGACCTCATGTTCAATATATTTAGGTAGGCCCAGGTTGTCGATGAGGGCATCCCTTATGCCGGCCTGTTTGGAGAGATCCCAGCCGGCCTTCTCGAAGAGGCTCAGGAAGGCAACGACATCTGATATGGAGAGCGGTACCAGCGGGTCGTACACAATTTGGGGCCTGGGCTGGCCACGCTCGAACTCGATCTGTGGATTGAGCCTGAATAGCTGCTTGACTGCCTGGGCATTGATGGACTCCTGGAAGCTAGTGAGTGTCGCCGCCACGGCCAGGGTGAAATTGTCGGTCTTATCCCTAGAGAGAGCCAAGCTTCCGGTGCCTCCCATTCCCAGGGCCTGGAACTCCGTCATGGTAGCAATCAGGATGGCTTTTGCCTCGGCCTCGATCGTGGTCGTTATGTGGCCCAGGAGATCGGCATTCTGTGAGGGCTGCAGGAAGCTAATCTTTATCTGTGGCTGGCCATCTGTACCCCACATCTGCGGGGTAATAATCCATTTCTGTTCCCCGAGTCCTATGACCTCCATGGTGGACACGAGGGAATTATAAGACGCCATGGCTTCAAGGACTGTCTTGCTGGGCTTCTCTCCCTCCGGCACAGCGGCCATCATGGCTGGCGCATTTGCGATTGCTGATGGAACCTCGGCCCATGGGATACCTGTGCCTCCCATCTCGGTGGCCTGGTTCCTGTAGTCCTCCATGTACTTCTTCGTCCTCCAGGACCTCCAGACGGGGCGCAGGATGGAGTGGCCCTCAGGGCTATCCTTCCCGGGATCAGCTCGCAGGTTTACGATCTTCTCGATCGGGATAAACTGCATGCGCCAATCCGGGGCTGCAAGCTGCGTGAGACCCAATAGCCTTGTAACGTCCCTGGGATCGTAGTCCCAATGGAGAATGGTGTCCGGGCTGCGGAAAGCCAGGTTAGCCCAGCCTATTGCGCCATCGTCATGTTCTGAGGAGTAGCGTTCATCGTCCTGCTCACCCTGACGGATTTTGAAGATCTTTTCAAACGGGGCGAACCCATATTGCAGGGTCGGCTTTGCAGCCGCGGCTATGATGGTCTGCCAGGAATGCTGCATGTCGTCTATGCTAGTCTGCAGGTGCTCCAGAGAGCCGTTTTCCTTGTTTCGATCATCCACGGGATCCACATGCCATTTGGCACGTCGGATGAACATGGAATAGGCGTTGAGTGATGCTCCCACATAGGCATCATTGTCGCCCATCTCGGCCAGCTGCAGCCACAGGTGCCGGCCCTGCAGCTCCGAGAGGTTATCTCGGCGGATATATCCTGGAAGAAAATATGTTAAACCTGAGCGACCCAGCTCCTGGCGCACCAGGGCCCGGGGGCTCTGGGTGAATTTTGGATACTGGCTGCCAGGGAGTGCGCTCTGCTTGCCGGCCTTGATTACTTTCTTAGACATCTTTCACTTCCAGAAATCGATGGCGGGAGAGTATGATAGATTTTTGGGCAGGATTATAGCGTAGGGGTGCAGGGCGAGAGAAGACCCATCTCCTTTAGGGGATGGGATGAAACGCTGCCCGCTGTTGCTGCAATCATATATATATCATAGGCAACTACCTCTGTCTCAAGCGTCAACCTTCAGACTCGCAAGGTCGGGAATACAAGTCAGTTGCCCGTACCCTGTACCCCGTAAAGTCAACCTGGGACTAGGCAACAACGTAGTAGGCACGGACTGTGTCGAATTCAAGCCTGTGGATGAACCCGAAGGTGTTCGATGAATCAGGAAGCCCCGCTCCTTCAGGGGCGGGGAGGAAGTCACTTCTTCGATGCGCCTTTGCCACGGTTGGTTTCCCGGCTCACGGCTCTGAGGTTGCGAGGAGAGTTTGTGCCACCGTTCGATATGGGGTTCTTGTGGTCTACCTCTCTGGGGTCACCAACTTTAAGCCCCATCTCTGAACGAGCGGCATTTCTCTGTGCCCTTTCTTTGATTTGGGCAGGCTTTCCATGGTATTCTCGGTATTCTTGCTTGTAATCTCTTGCTTTCTCAGCCATAAAATCACTTCCAGGCAGGTCTTTTGGTAGCTCCGGTGAATGAGAGCTTTGGCAGTTCGAATGTCTTCACTGGCGCAAAAGTCAACATAACAGCATCCGCCCTATCGGGGCTATGTCCGAGGCGCTTCTTGGTCTCTTCCTTTTCTTCTATCTGGATCGCGCCCTTTCCGGTAAATCTGTATGTGGGGGCCGCCAGGTCGCCCATGAGGTCCTCGTCTGGCGGCAATGCGAGCGGCTCAGGATTCTTTGGGTCAAGGGCTTCCCGCAGAGCCCACCAGAGTTCGGCCCGCAGGTTCAGGAAAACCCTGTTGCCGTCATCATCCACGACATCGGAGGAGGAGGCCACATTCACAGCCACAACGGGAGCGTCTGCGGCCTTTAGGGGATCGACTACACCCGCACCCATGCCTATTACGTCGACCTTGATGTGCCGGGCCCTCGTCTCTCGGGCGGCCACCAGGACCTCGCCCGTGATCTCCTGGGTGTCCTTGCCGGAATAGACTTTCAGGGCTGCGACCTTTTGGCCCTGGCGAGGAGCTATCACGCTGAGGTCCTGGCCGAATCTGGCCACATCCACGCCCAGGACGGTCGAGCCCTGACCTTCTGTATCCTCCCACCGGGCCATTGCGGCCTCAATCCACGCAAGCGGGATGACATTATTCTCGCCCTGTGTGGGAAAGTTGCCCGCCACCCTGGCCTGATAGGCCGGATGGTTCTTGCCCCATGCCTTCAGGCGTCCTGCCGCCCACTCGGGCGTTATGAGCCACGGCATCGGCCAGTTGAAGGTGCCGTCCGGGTTGCAGGGCGATTTTTCTTTCCACGCGCCAGACTCCAGGTCATCCTCCGTAATACCGAAGGCCGTGAAGTTCGGTGTATCCCAGGCAGCTATGTGGAAGGCTTTCCAGCCAGCCTCTCGCTGGGATTTGTAGAACGTGCCGCCAATGAGGGTTGGGTTGCCCAATAGCAGGAGCCTGCAATGCCCGGATGTCAGGACGCCCTCAATGGCTTCGAAAATATCTTCCTTGACACCTGCAGCTTCGTCAACTATTACGAGAACGTGTTTGGCGTGGAAGCCCTGGAACCTATCGGGCTGGTTAGTGGATATGCCGAGCGCTACCCACTCATCCTGCACGATCTGCAGTTCAGGGCTTTTCTTGGCCAGCTCGCCGCCAAGGTCAATCTTTGACTTCCGGATACTCGACCGGATCTCCTTCCACACGAGCTTTTCGACCTGCCGCCATGTTGGAGCGGTGGTTAGTATTATGGAATAAGGAAAGGTGTAGAGGAACCAGAGGGCTGTGTTGCCGGCAAGAAATGATTTGCCTATGCCGTGGCAGGAGCGGGCCGAGGTGCGCAGGTTGTCCCGCACAGAGTTTATGATGGTCTGCTGGACAGGCCACAGAATTGCGCCCAGTATCCTTGAGATCCACCAGACGGGATCCTGCGGGGCGCGTTCACGAATCTGTTTGCGCTGCTCCTTTGAGAGAGGTATTGTCATTCATCTTCAGTCATGAGGTCGACCCAGGTCTCCATGGCTTTGGCTTTCTTAGCCCCGGCATCTTCGCCCAGAAGTTCCTGCTTGGTTTTGAGGAATTGGCGGATCTCGGACGCACATCCCACATATAGTGAGACGTAAGCCTGCGGGATCTTAGGAAGTTCTCGCGGCTCATTGGTGTCTTCCAGGCCATTCAGGCGGTTGGTAAGAATCTTCTCAAGCTTTTGGTGGAGGGTACGCTTTCCTGCAACCACATCATCCAAGATCTGGATCTCGGTGACGCGCTCGCCCGCGGCCTGAGATAATGCAACTTGGCTCTGGTTGTACTGCTCCTGCACTTCGGACTGTACGTCATAGTGCTCGGCAAAGTGATTATCCAGCGCGGGCCTGCTGATCGGCTCGCCCATCTCTTTCAGCCGGAGGGAGATCTCGGTTGTTTTCAGTCCGTCTTTGACCTTCCAGCGTTCTATCTGGAGGCGAAGGGGAGAGTTGCAGGCCTTGCAGCGAGACGAGTATCCGGCGGGCATGTTGTAAGCTCAGCTTTCATTTTTGTAAGGTTTGTAAGGTTCTGTAAGGAAGAATGGGCCGGGTGTATATCGCCGATGTAGGAGGGAATAGAAGGATCCCCGGCCCGAATGTGCTGACACAGATGGCTAGTTCTGTGACTGGGAACGCCGTGACGGCATCGCACGGCAAATTATATTAATAATTATTATTGCGTGTATTCATTTTAATATTTTGATACACAAAAAGATTTGTGAATGGGCCCAATTGAGATTATCTTGGACCCATAGCGGATTCTAGCCGCTTCCTTGCTATCTCGTAGTACTCCGCAGATAGTTCGAAGCCCAAAAAATGGCGCCCAGTTTTCAGGCAGGCTGCTGCAGTGGTTCCGGAGCCCATGAAGGGATCCAGAATGAGGGCATCCTCGGGAGCTATCCTGAGCAGCTCCTCGATGAGTTCTACGGGCTTGCCCGCCTGGTGGAGCTTCTCCCGGCCATTGACCGCCTTCCGGAATACTCCGGGAAAACAGGTCTCGGAACTCTTGCGAAAAGCCCCTTTTGAGGCATAGACCACGTACTCGCACTGGTGCCTGAACCTGCCTTTATCCGGCCTGGCCGCCTCGGTCTTGTCCCAGACGAAGACACCCCGCCAGATGAATCCAGCTACCTGAATCGCGTCTGTTATGGTGGGAAGCTGCCTCCAGTCGGTGAAGCAGAGGATCAGGCCACCGTCCTTGAGCACCCGGTAGCACTGGGCCATCCAGAGCGTGCACCAGATGAGAAAGCTTCTCTGATCCCGATTATCGCCCAGGAAATCAGGGCGCACAAGCTTGGTGCCGGTCACGATGTATTTCTCGCCTGTGGGCCGGGCCCTGGACGAGCTCACCAGGCCGCCAGAAGAATAGGGCGGATCGGTGAGAACCATGTCCATGCAGAGATCAGGGATCCCTGGCAGGAGCGCCAGACAGTCTCCCTGATAGATCCGGTCAATGGAGATGGCGGGCTGTTTATCTTCGGCGTTTCCTGCTGTTTGCTCTGTGCTTGAATGTTCTGAAATGATTGCGGAGTCGTTTGGGGTTACTTTCGCCCCGCGCGGCTCGACCTTGTGATTCATTAGTCCTCCGTAGATCATTGGAAAATAGTAGGCACAAGCCGCGGATGTGATTCACCCTTTCGAGGGGCTCTGCCAGCTACATGAGGTTGGTTATCGGAGTTAGTTTCTCAACTCCTTTAGATTTGTGTTCACCATTTCGGTGACTGTGATGCTAATAGAAGACACCGCACTCCTTGCAGTAGAGAGAGCCGTCATCGTCCATGATCAGCTCGCCACCGCATGGGCAGGCATCGAGGTTCAGGGCTTCGCCCTTTGCTGTGAAAATTATTATCTCCGGATGGGTATTAGCCTCGTCCGGCTCTTCCTTGGCGAGCCTACCCTGCTGACGTATGACCTTAGGAGGGCCATACATCTGGCAATCGCCCCAATAGTAGCAGCACCATGTATCTTTATTATATGGCTTGCCGTTATATATTAGTCGTCCATTTTTATCATAATCTATCTGCTTCTTCAGGCGGAGGTGAAGGTCCCTCGGACCGCCCTCCCAGATACGACGAAAATTGAGGTCTTTTGCCAGAGCTTTCTTGAATCCCGGCCCGAAATCCTCTGAAGACGGAAGAAATCCTTTCCCCTCATTAATATCCGCTCCGCTGTTAGCGACGTCGCTCGAAATTAGATTGGATATGGCACTCTGCAGAGTCTCTTCCCCCTGATTGCGTACTTACTCGCCAATCTTCCCCGCTTCTCTAATCGCTCCACTGCATGGCGTATTTTGTCGTTTGTCCAATCGAAATTCGGCATCTCCTTTTTGGCTATCTGAACGAGGTCCTCGATGCAGGGCTTCTTTGAAGCATGATCGCTTATGAGGGTCGAGACCTGCATGTCAACGAAATCCGTGGCGGAGTTGCGCCTTGGGCGGTTGGCAATGAAAATTCCTGGATTTGGTTTCATGCCCTCTCCTGCAACTTCTCGATGCGCTTTTCCCAGATCTGTTCATTCTTCTTGCAGAACTGCAGATCCTTCGCCATGACCTTCATGGCCTGATCGAGGGCCAAAGCTGTTCTTTTGAAATATTCGAGATGGCCGAGAGCCTCTTGCAGTTCTGCCTCGCGCCTGGCGGCTGCCTGCTCGGAGCGGTTCATGCTTTCCCTCCTTTGATTTCGATGTTCACAAGCTCGCCCACATGGCTGCGGTAGAAGCCTTCCTTCTCCGGAGGCCAGGCTGCCCGGATGGTTGTCCAGAGGTGAGGCTGCTCAAGCCAGGGATTGCGGGGGACGGTAGGTTCAGGGGCGGACAGAAGCATGAGAACGAGGACCTCCTGGGCGGAAGAGAGCGGGTAGTTGCCGGAGAGGTTGCGGAATTTGGTGTCCCACTCCAGGAATTGCGCTGAGAGCTGAGAGCGCTTGACCTTCAGCACGGCCAGGAGAGTTGTGTGGGAGATGTCAGCCGGCATCTTCTCGTACTCGGCTGAAAACTTGATAGTGACCCGGCCTTCAGGGTCCTCCAGGAGCTGAGCTTCCTTGGCTTTGGCCTGGGCGAGCTTCTTCTCCAGTACCATCTTGAGTGGTGGATTGGTCTCGCAAAGGATGGTGCCGTCTCTCTGGATTCTCGCTCCGCCTCGAAGATGATGGACCTCAATCCATTGGCCTTCTGCGTCCCGGGTGAGCCGGAAGCCCTCTTCCTCGGCGTAGTCTGTGGCCACCTGCAGAGGATCCATTAGATGCAGCCTCCTTCAAATTTATCCCTAACTGCCTTCAACTTTGGCAAAATCTTCATTGGATCTTCATCTTTCCACGTTTCTTCAAAAACAGGCATTGTTCTCTTGAACATGGCGCGCATGACGCGAACTTCATCCTGCGTGAAGTCGATATTCATCCCAAAACCTCCACCTCAGCTGCAGCAGCCTTCGGGCTGTAGCTCTGCACTGCTTTGTTCAGCGTGGCCAGCTTGCGCAAAGCTGCCTTCTCGCTCTCGGCCCAGACAAAGTATTCACGATATTCCTGGTTACCGACCTGAATGCCTTCCATGGAGCTGGGGGGCCAGGAGAGGGAAACCTCTGCCGGGAGCTGGGGTATTCCGTCCACTAGATCGACATGGATCCTGAAGGGCAGGAGGCCGGCCAGGATCTGCTCCGAGAATGGATCAGTATCCTTCGAGACAATTTCCGCGTTCGGGTCAACCTTCTGGATGATGGCAAGAGTCTTCTGCAAGAGCCCTTGATCCACATAGGGACCAGCCCAATCGTCGCCCAAGTCGGTAGCAATTCCGTACATCTTCATCTCGTCTCCTCCAAAATTGCCAATTTGAGATACATATATACCAATTTATTTTAATTTTGAAATTAGTTCAGCTGAACTATGAACTATTTTGCCTTGGTTCAGTGAATGTTACTATTTTTCTTATTTTGCTCTCTTTTCTTCTCCTTCTCCAAACTAACTCTATTCATTTTCAGTCCATTTCCGGACTATTTTACCCCAATTTTCTAACCCCAATAGTTCAGCTCAGGAAATAGTTAATAGTTCAGCTGAACTAATTCCTTATTTTTTATTAAAATCAAAACATGGCTTCTTCTATCACCCCTTAAGGGCTTGCTCTCGACCAATCCCGACATGGTGGAAAGGAGATCTGAAAACTGCGATTTCGATAAACCCATCTTATGGCGTGCATCTGCTTTGAGCATCTTGCCATTATTCTGGGCCAGGAGGAGTCTCAATATCTCGCTCTGGTTTTTCTGCTTGGGTTGTGGCTCCGGGTCCATTCTGTCTTTGATGTCGAGGATATACTCAGAATGCTTATCGAGCCTCTTCTCCTGAAAAGCAAGAGCAGCTTCTTGATCTTGCAGCTTCTGTTTCAATTCCTCGATCTGCAATGCCTGCTTCTTGACAGTGGCTTGCAGATCTTTGTTAGCTTCGAGAAGATCGCTGATGACTATCTGGAGTGCCTGCCACTCCTTTGGCTTCGGGCCAGCAGGAAGCCTGCCGGCTGCCTGGCTGGCAGGCCCGCTATTATCCATATCACTGCGGCGCTCAGCATCCGCGCTGAGTTTTCGGACCAGCTCTTCAAGCTCTTCCTCTCTGGACAGGTTCCCGGGTGGAATTTCCGAGGCGGGCACGAATCCCGGCACTTGAGCCTCAGATATCATGCTCGCGCCCCCTCACGGTTCTTCTGCCGCTCCTTCAGAAGTTCACGGATATCGTAGATCTGACCGCGGAGATTCTGGGTGATTTTGGTGAGAATGGCGTTTTGTGCCTCTCGCTTGTCCAGCCTCTCGCTCAGATTCTGCAGTTCGGAGCGCATCTCCGCAACATCGTTAGCTGAGGACTCGATCTGCGAATCCAGCCACTCAAGATATTCCTCAGTCTTTGTAAGCCAAACATCCGGATAATCAGGGGCGACGGTCAGCGGGACGCTCTGGCTTGTTTTGTTGCCCGACATCAGGCTGCCTCCTGTACATCGGACCGGGCAGTCTTTTTCTCTGAGTCGCTCGATAGGCCATTCTCGATTGAGCCTTCGCCTTTTACGGCAAAATCCCTGAGATGAGCCTGGGCCTTGTCAGCGCATATGCGGCGGGAGCGGCTGTAGATGCTCTGAAGAGTGCCGGGATTGGATTGGGTCATGGCCTCAGCCTCCAGTACTTCAAGACAGTGCATCCACCGTTGATCGTTCGCATGGTGGTCTTTTGACGCTCCACGTCCGGCCATTTATGGAGCATCGACAGGGCCCGGCTGATCTGAGCGATTGGAGTGTTCGGGAAGTGCGGAACCAGGTCTCTGGCGGCGACTGCAGCCTCTTGATCGAAGGGAAGCCTTTCCAGGATCTGAGACTTGAGATCCTGTCCGAGGATGAGAATGACGCCGCTCACGGCTGCACCTCCTCAACCACGAGGCGGATCTTCTTGCCTTTCAACCGCTCCAGGAGAGCGTTCGTCTCGCCCTGGTCCGGGTAGCCCTCCAGCTGCATGGAGAAGTGCAACGAGCCCATTATCTGGAAGGAGGTCATAAGGGAGCCTTCCCACTTCATGGCCAGGCCTCCGGGAACTGCTGCACAAGATCCCAATCTGCGGGAATGTGCGGCCTGAGGTTCTCCTTCATGAAGACCGGGATTGGTCTAGGAATGCGGCTGACAAGAGCTGCAATCCAGGCTGGCTGCGGGATGATTCTGCCCACGCGGTTGCGGCTCTCCGCGCCTATTATCGTCCATTCGATGCCCTCGTAATCCGGGCTGATCGGGCCGTGCAGAGGCTCGAAGCTAACGAACTTATGGACGCCGGGCAGGGCTTCTCTCAAGGCGGCGATCCGCCAAAGGTCCTGCTGCTTCGTTACCGAGACGCCCCACCAGAGGTTCTTTGGGAGCGGTATGCAGTGGATCAGCTCCAGGATTCTTTCGGGCCGCTTGGTCAGGACGAAGAAGAGATTGTTCTCATTCCGGCAAACAGCCTCGATGGTTTGCTGGATCCAGTCAGGATTGACGCCTTCACAGAACAAGTCCGACATGCTGTTCAGGAAGATCCGGGTAGGGGTCTTGCTGCGCTTCCGGTTGATCTTCTGGAGCCTGTCCGGGTGAAAAGTGGGCCGGAAGGGATCGTCTGCGGGATAGCCGAAGCGGCCTTTCAGCCGCCGGGCTATCCGAGCTGCATAGCAGTAGTCGCCACAGATGTCAGGCCTGCCGAAGTTGCGGCAGCCGGTGATCGGGTTGATGGTCTCATCGGCCCAATCGATTTTAGTCCGGGCCATTCAGGCCACCGCCCGCAGTTCCCACATGAGGTTTGCCGCCTCTGTCACTTTCGCGATCGGATAGTCGCCCCATTTCTCACGGAATAGCTCCAGGGCGGTTTTAAACTCCAGATGGTGCACGGAAATGATGATCGCCGAATAGCCGACCTCTCCGATGAAAAAGAGGTGCCTTAGGAATTCCACCTGCAGGAAGTTGAGGTGCCAATGAGGCCTTGGCTCGAACTCCTGCATGGGTAATGGCATCAGCCCGGTATCCTCAGGCTCCAGGGCATCCCAGGCAGCCTGGACGGGGCGCAGCTCCTCCTCAATCAGCTCTCTTTCCAGCTGCAGCTCCTCGTCGAGGATGATCTCATCGACGAAAACGCGCTCCTGGGGGAGTGGGATGAGCCCTCCTTCGAAATCGTATCGGCCCAT